TACATTTTCTTAATCATATTATTTATTTCGCTATTACATCATTAATATTCTTATTTTTTCTCTTCAAGATTAATTAAGAATACGATTCGATGTAAAATCATATATATTATTTAGATAAAACAACGTATATCTATTATATATTTATTTTTGATAACTTTCAGTTTGAGAAAGACTTTCGGGTAGCCAATACCTCTTATTTTTTTTCATGGAATCGTAAATATACATCCTTAACCTCTTATAGCTTTTACATCCTTATTTTTGTAAAGTTTAAAACGGACGAAAGAACCGTACATCGAATGTCCGTTTCTTTCTGTGTATGAATATAATTTCCCCCTGTGTCTACAAAAAGACAGACTTATCTTATTGATATTTTAAAATCAATATTACACTTTCACAGTACATGGTACGCCCTCACTGCCAGACTTTTCAGTTTGTTATGCTACCCCATATGTCTCACATAGCATCAACATATCCGTATTCGTCCTTCCGCAGAGTAATTTTAACCATATCAAAACATTGGCAATGTTTTGACTTAGGCAAAGGTCCTTTTCTGCCCTCAACCTTTCTCGAACATATTATCAGGCTCTTTTTGTAGTCGCCATACCTTGATCCATGCCATAACTGGAACAACTGTCACATTTAAACACCCGTATTATGTCCGGTGGATTTTCTGCATCGGCTCCACGGACCCGATAGTTTATAGAGATACCGCCTGCTCTGAACATATAGTATGCTATGTTTCCGTATACATTCCTCTCATGCTAGACACGAGCACCTGTGCTTCTTTGATTCATCGTTTTGCTTTTACATAGATTTCGTTTATAAAATACAAGATTATTTTAAATAAATTGATTCTTATGAAGCACTATAATATCAAGTTGCAAAACTTATTAAGGATAAATGGCTTTATCCTTATTTTTTAGTCATAATGATTTTATCAATCATTTTCTTAATGTTAATATTACCACCCATTTTTGCTATTTTCAACCTGTATTTTAGCATTTTTGTATCATTTTTGTGTAACACCCCCACATTTTTAATAGTTTTTTTACATTTATTTACTTTTATGAATAAAAAAAAGAGTCCTCTGAAAAGAGAACTCCAAAAATTTATTAGTATAGATTGTTATTACATTCATAAATTATTTTCACCTTGGAATCTATTCTTATTGAATCGCGTCATTCCAACCGTTTGTGTGAAGTTAATTATTTTATCATTTCTCATAAAAGATGTTCTGTATACCTTTTGATATTTTTAAATTTTCTATAAAATAAAGTGTGATTTACATGTAATACACGATTTATGCAAAATATGTAGTTTGTGTATTTGTACATATTTTGCATTTTAGATATTATTGTGCATTTATCGCAAACGAACACAAAGTTTACACCTTGTATTTATTCCATAATTTCTCCGCAATGACAAGTAACCCAGCAATTTTGTTGCCCGCAAGGATATTTTCCTTCCCAATCATCAAAATCTTTATTTTCTGGACATTCATCACAATTATATTCATTTTCGGGATTATACATGAATTCCACATATTTTTTTCTTTCTTCTTCACTAATCATAAAAATTCCTCCTAATCTAATTTTGACTAAATTGAATTAATATTAATTCTACGCCAACTCTGTCATTGATTTTTCCAGTTTTTATTAATTCATCTGTTTTTGCACATGCTTCTACCATACTCAATAATACTTCAATAGAGAACATTTTCGCTTGATCTTTTAATTTTCCTACTGCAAAAGCAGGAATCTTTATCTCCTTTGAGATTGTTCCATTATCTTTGCCGAGATCATCCAGATTTTTAACTTGAAGCAGTTGATTACATTGTCTGGCTAATAATGCAAGAATTCCAAATGGAGATTCTTTCAATTCAATCAGATCATAATATAAAGTTAATACTTTATCTCGTTGTTTTCGAGCAATTGCATCTAACATGATAAAAATCTGGTTAATTGTTTGAGATGAAGTCAGCTGTTCTAAATCATAACTTGTAATTTCTTTTCTGTCTCCGACATAAGAAATCAATTTGTCTAATTCATTTTTTAATGTATGCATATCTGATCCACATCGATATAAGAAATTGTTCATTGTTGAAATCGACATTTGCTTCTCATCTTTTTTTAGCAATAACGTAATCCATTGTGACAATTCCTTATTTTTCATAGGTTCAAAACATGCAGCATGACCTTGCTTTGATAAAAACTTATAAATTTTTGAACGTTTATCAATCGTATCTTCAATAAAGAGAAGGACGCTTGTATCAGAAATTTCTTTTAACCCTTTTATGAATGAATCATCACTTTTTTTACCAAGTCCTGTTCCGTCAAGAATGATAAATCTATGATCATTAAAAAAAGGAACTGTTTTAGCAAGTTCTATAATTTCTGTCGGATCTACCTTTTTCCCTTCAAAATAGGAATAATTCATAGTATCATCTTCTGAAATTAAAGCTCTCTTTAATTGATCTTTCATCTGTAAGATCATATATTTTTCTTCTCCATAAAACAAATAAAACTGTTTAAATGTATTTGTTTTAATGTCTTCTGATATTTTTTTAATTTCCCTATTCATACTCCCCATCACTTTCTAAAAATGATTTTAACGTTTCCTCTGACATTTCTTTATAATTCACCGGTAATGGAATTTTAAGCATTGTGTCATCTGTAAAATCTAATTTTCCAACTTCATATGCCAATTTCATTAGTAACAGTTGATTTAAAGAATTAGTTTTTTCAGAATAATTGATGTTTCTTAATTCCAACATCATTTTCTTTTTTAGAAGATGTTTTTCTGCATCTTCTCTTGTAAAGCATAAAATTCCACCATCAATTGCATTTTCTTTCTCCTGAATACCAAACTCGTAATCATTTCCAGATTTAATAAAAAATTGTCGATTTGGATATCCATTATTAATGGTTATATATACCCTTCCAATTTTAGTAATCTTACATTCAACGATGGAATCTTCTTTCATTTTTGTAAGTGAATTGTATTCTTTATGAACAAAAAATACTGTTTGTCCTACATATAAATTTGATCTGTTCACTACCATTTTTCTTTCCTCCTAAATAAAATGGGTATAAAAATAAACAGGAAGAAAATCCTGTTCTAATTTACACCCATAGATTGACAATTTCTTTTCTTGATAACTTTAAGACATAATCTGGCTTCTTAACTTCTGTTCCAAAAATGGTTTAATTGAATTAAGAAGGATTGCTGTAATTTTTTTCTGCTGCAATGTACTAATACTATTTTTTGCACGTTTGTTGAACATTTTTAACAGAAAATCATAATCATTTTTTGGATTATAATGATTATATGAAGTCGCCTTGAATGCTCCTTGATCATATAATTCTTTAAGAAGTTTTCTACTAAACAAATCAGATGATAGCTGCAGATATTGATTATTTCCAACAGCATGTAATAATTTAAACATTGCTTCTGTAGTTGCTGTTTTTTCCTGTAAATCTTTGCGTTGAAATTTTTTAATACATGAACTTCCAATCGGAAACAACCATTGGTTTGTTTTTCGATTATGTAATCTGTATAAATACTTAATCTGTTCCTTTCCACAAATACAACTTCGACTTAATGAATTATCCTCGGCACAATCAATAATATCCCATTCCTGAACCGCTTCTTCCCATGTATTTCCCCATGATTTATCCATGACTGTCGTTATAAGATTTTCTTGATATTTTGACTTACTCATTTTTTCTCCTTACTTTTCAAAATAACACAAAATAAATGCATCAAGTTCATTTTCCTGAATAAATTCATTCAATTCTGAGTATGTTTCCTTAGAATCCTTAATTTCACAAATAGGCATTCCTATTCGATTTAAAAATCCACGACTATCTTTGAGCATTTTCTTCTTAGCATTATAATTAGAATCTAATATTTCAAAACATGTTTTTCCAGTCCTATGTTCCATAACATATTCAATGGAATCTAAAAGATTGCCATGCTCTGAAAGTAAAATTCCATATCCATTTTGATAATGTGTCAGAATCTGCTGCCCATAATCACCATCAATTTCTTTAATAATTCGATATCCATCTGGCTGTTTGCACAGAAAAAATACTCGTTCTGCGTGTTCCTTTAACAACAAATTACTTGCAATTTTTCTCATAAAACTTTTCCTTCTTTCTTTATTTTTCTTTACAATACCAATTTGTTCCGATATTCTGATTTAACATATATTCATTAAATCCATTTGGTGGACAATAATGAAGAATATGGAAAAAATATAATACAAATTTCTTTTGTCCCTTTCTGTCGGATTTTTCTACATATTGTAAAAAGATGCTTCCTAAACTTTTATCATCACAATATTCATCAAAAAAATGCCGATTACTTAATCGTAACCATTTTGCAGTATCAATTACCACTTTTTCATTTGCAACATCTGATATTTTTGTAGAATACCAACGAATTAATTCTGCTGCAATTACATATAAATTTGTTGCAATTTTGGCGTCATTTTGAATTAATTTTTTTGTCGTATCAGATAACTCATACACATTTTTTTGAATTGTCTCTTGAAGTTTTAAAAATAGTTTCTCTATTCTTGAATAGAGAATAATTGTATCTCCACTCACATCTCCCTCAAAAAATTCTCCATCTTTTTCTCCAAGTAATTTTAAAATTTCTTTTTCCATTTTATTTCCTCCTTTATTCTTAAAAAATGGCATAAAAAAAACAGACTTTTCGTCTGTTAGATTCATTTTTATAAATAGCAAAACAGCATATATAATATTTATTGTTTTATTATTTATAATTTTAAGTTTCTTTAAATTTTTTTTCTTAAAAAAGTCCATGCTATACTTGTCTTCATGGAATCTGATAAAAATACATTTATAGTATATCATAAATAAAAATAACATGCACATATTTTATATAACATTTTATATAATTTTCAATATTTTTTGTTTAATTGGTATTATATGGAAATAAATGGTTTGTTTTTTTATATTATTACTGCTATACTAAAATTATAAAGATAATCATATGTATAAATTTTAAACAGGGAGGTGTATTATGTTTGATTATGATGTATCTACATTAAAAGATTTTACTTTCAGCTCTATATATGACGTATTTGCTCTAATTGCTCAAAATTATCCAGTACGATCCAGATATGATATAGAATCTTTTGAATATAAATCAGATTACTTAGCTGAGGGAAAAAGCTATAAAATTGTTCCAAAATCATTTTTTGAAAAATATCAAAAAGAATATGAAGATGAAAAAGAAAAATTTTTCAAGGATTATTATGGTACTCAAGGAGCTTCTGCGATCTATTCTCCATGCGATATATTAACAATAAAATATAATAAACTTTTAAACAACAGAAAAGAAATTATTGAAACAAAAGGCATTACCAGTAGAAAATATATGGATAAAGAAATATCGAATCATAAATTTGATTTAATAAAAGATGTGAATTTTACAAATAGTTATTTTGCTTATGTTCCTACTACGGAACTTGCCCCACTTCCATTGTATCGTCGCTTAAAATTAGACCCTTATGAAATGGCTACGACTATAATTTCACTAATTATTGAAGCTTCTGATTTCCCATTAAAATTAACTTTAGAATTTGAAAAAGACAGTGTACGCTACAAAAGATATGTTCACCTATTTGACGCACTAAATGATATTCAAGATCAGCTAGAATGTTATATGGCACTTGAAGGTATTACAATGACAAGGCTTGCAAAAGAAATAGGATTCCCAAAATATGCATATAACAATATATTTGCAAGGATTATAAAATTTAATGATTTTAAACAATTAACAGATATGGTTGGGGCTAAAATTAAAATTACATTTACACCACAAATAATTAAAACATATAGTTCGTGCAAATTAATGTTTGAAAAAATGTTAAGTAATATTGATGATATGGTATTTAAAAATGACCAATGTAAAGAATCAATAAAATATCAATTATTCTGTAGTATTATTAGAGAAGCTCCAGAACTAGCAATTGTAGAATCATTAATAGAATTAGAACAATTACGCCGATCATCTAATTTAGCACTTTTTAGTCAAAAAGATGTCGATATCTTTGAAGAATCAAAAAAAAAGGAGGCTGACAGCAAATAAGCTGCCAACCTCCTTTTTTACATACCTGCCATAAAATTCATTGCTTTTGCAAGAGTGTCTTTATCCAGGATTGGTTCTGTAGAATCTTTATCTTCTACATCTACATCTTCACCAGAAGATTCCTCAACCTTTTTAACTGGTTCTGGAATTTTAACTTCTTCTGGCTCAGGCGTTACTGGATTTATCACTTCTTCTACAACTTCATTTGTGGATTCTTTTTGTTCCGTCTGTGCAATTTCTACATTTTGTTTCGTTTGCACAACAGATTCTTCCTGTTTTTTCTTCTTCCTTTTTTCTTTAACTATTGGAGTGGAAACTGTATTCGTATTGATTGGAAAATTATCAAAGCTATTTAACAGTTCATTTCCACGTCTTTCGATTTTATCAGTCTGCATTTTTCTTTCTATCATTTCACCAATGATGATGGATTTAGCAAGAAATCTGCTTAATGATTTCCCTCGCTTCATTTCCAAAATATCATAAGCTAATTTCTGATCAGGATCGGATAAATCGAAACCAATATTTTTTCTGATTTGATTTTTTTCTGCCAATAAGATCACAACCTTTACAAAAAATATGCTTACTGTTTATTCATAAGGGATTTCGCACTTTTATACAAAATCTGTGCCCCTTTTGCATTTGCATGAACATCTTCAATGAAAATGACTTTACCTAATAAACCTTCTTCCTGTAACTGCAAGATGTATGGTTTAAAAATTAAAGATGCACCACCGACAAAAACACTTGTATACATTTTTAAATCAATTTTATCTTCGATAAACGTTTTAATACCTCGTTTCAAATACTGTAATGCCATAGTATCTAACGTATCTAATACTTTTGTTTGAATCGCAGCTAAATTTGATGGCAATGTTCGATTTTTGATCAGATTATCAATATCATCTTCTCTAAGATGAAGATCATATTCTGATACAATATAATTACTAAACTCATTATAAAATGGAATGATTCCCAATTCTCTTGTATCCATGATATCTTTTTCAGGATTTCCATTTCGTACAGAAAGATAATCCCATGTGAAACCACCGATATCATGTAACATGATCAACGGTTCTTCCTTAGTTAAATTGGAACGAGTATACAATGCAGCATGTCCCTGAATAAAAACAATCACATCTTTAAATGTAACAGACATCGGGTTATCATTAAACATGAAATTTACATGCTGACCTTTCATCATCATATAATTTTTCAGATTTTCATGCTGAGTACGATAATGAGCCGGTGGAAGGCTGAGAAGTAACTCAACTTCGTAATTATCGCCTTTCAGGCCTCTTCGTTTGATTTCTTTAGCAATAGCCATTAAGGTTAAAATGAAAAAGCGATCATCTGTATGTTTATATCGTGTATACTCAATTCTGTGACTTCCTACGGTATAATACTTTCCTTCATACTGTATGCAATCATTTCTGAAAAATGTCGTAGATGGATTACTGTCATATGAATCCAGTCCTGTCAAAAATAATAACTCTGGTGTCTTAATATTTTTGTTTCCTAAATCTACGCTTACGATCATAATAAGCTCCTTTCTTTGTGTAAAATTAATTTTTTCTTTGTTGTTTATTTTTGAGACGTACTAATGAATAAAAGTAGTCGTCAATGCCTTTTTTCTGCCAAACAGTATAATCCTGACAACGATTGATGGATGCATCTACATTCATCTTAAACTCACTGTAATCACCTGTTTCAACATCAATCAGTTTGCAATTAACATCTTCGTGTGGATGTAGTGGATTTAATATTGGCTCTGGAATGATCAATCTTCCTGTCTTTTCATCTGCAAAAAACTCATCAAAAAATTCACGTTTATGATTTGTGTATGTAGAATAAAAAGCATAGTCTTTATCATTGATCAGTACCTTATATGGCGTATTTTGTTTGAAATTACCGTATATCTCTATCGCATTCCAACGATACACTTCCATACGGATTCCAACTTCATGTGCAATATCAAAATTCTTTGCCATTGCTCTGTATACATTAGGATTTTTGAATTTGTCCATGTCAAATCCGTCATATACAAGTTCACATCCATATTCTTTCAAGCTGCTTAATGCTTTTTTTGTAGAATTAAACTGTCCACATCCAGCAATTGCCACAAACGTCATCGGTTTGTTCATTAGATATTTTGACAATTCATGGGCTACGTTTGCTTTTAAACAGCCTTCTGTCAAAACAACCGTTTTTGCTAAAGGATCATCTCCGATAAAATGTACCGGTGATCCTGGAGAACTTCCGCATTCTTTTCCTTGGCTTGAAAACCACATATATTTAGAATCTCTGATTGGTTTATTTAACCTGATCTGGAATCCCTGAATGTAGCCTTCTCGGCTCATCACTGGAATAAGAATTCCGGCGAGGGCTGGTGTAAAATTGACTTTCCATTTACCATCTAACATATAAAATCCTGGAACTCCTTTAAGATCCATATTGTAAGATAATAGTGTTTTCACAATATTATCAACGCCTGTTACTGGAACAGATCGATATTGATGTTTTTGGATAGCGGCATCATTCAGACCTCTTTTTCTAAGATTTTTTTTGTGTTCATCACTCAGTGTCAAAATAGAAAGCAATGCTCGATACACATAATCAATTTCTCTTACATCTCTTTTAGGTTCTTCTTTTGTCGGTTCATCCACATCTATTGAACGATAATCTTTTTCGATTCCGTAAAGATCACAGATATTGTGATAGGCTTCACTGTTTGTCATATTGAAATATTTTGCATAAAGCTGCGTTCGTCCTCCTCCAGAATTATTCACACCTCTCGTCATGCAGGCACAGCAGTTCCACATATTCTTATTAACTGAAATATGTAAAGCTCCTTTGCTGCCACAGAATGGACAATCTGCATAGATTGTTCCGCCTGTCAGTCTGGCATTTTTAAGAGGTAACAGTTTTGCTTCGTCTTCTATAGTAAACGGAAATCCCATGATGCCTTCCTCCTTTGCTTTATAAGTTATATTTCTTCACTAATGTTTCCGCATGTCTTTGTAATTCAGGCTCAATAAGACTTCCTTGTCGTGCCATTTCTATAAGATCATTTGGATCCATTTTTGCAACATCGCAAAGCATTATTCCTTCATATTTTCCTTCTTTTACCATATAGTTTTCAGCATCATCATAAATGTTTTTTGTCTTTCCACGTCCACGATTAGGATCTAACTGTAATTCTTCTTCACCTGTCTCATATGGAACTAAATCCTTTTTTTCTGTCCCAAAGTATTTTTCTTTGGATACGGGGTCTAAGCCGGAAGACTTTTTGTTTTCTTCCTGTCCATCTTTGACAGATTCTTTCGGACGTAAAGCTTCTGGAATATCATTAAATTTCAAAGGAGTTTTGTTTTCATCGTAAAAATCCTTTGGAACGCTGATATCATAGGCAAGCATCAATAAATATCTGCGAAGATATGTGATATTAGCTCCTGTGATCTGAATTTTTCGCATATTATTGTTATGTTCATCATCGTTTCCTGGCCATGGAATGGTAATTTTTCCATGCTTTTCTCCTGTAAGTGAATCAATCATAATTAAAGACATATCGCCATTATCTTCTTTACATGGCATGTCCGTAATTTTGTATTTGCACTTTAACGGATGAAGAACATCATTAATCCCTTTCAGATCAATGTAGTCGTAATCATCGGTTTCTCTGTTTTTGACAAGATTTTTATTTAGTTCAGCAATTAAAGCTGCACGCCTGTCGTAATAGTTCATTTTTGTTATTTGTTCATCTGTAAATTCGTAAGTTTCTTTCTTCATCGTAAATTTTCTCCTTAATAATGAAAAAAACTACTGTGCTTTCTGCGTCAGTAGATTTAACAAATTGGTATTTCTTGCTTCTGAAAAATCATCATTTACAGCCATAAAAAAAGCAGCCAGGGAACCAATGAAAATAACTTTTTCTTTTGCTCTGGTTACTGCTGTATATAATAATCTTCTGGTTAACATTCTGTGATAAGATTTCATCAATGGAATGATCACAATCGGATATTCCTGCCCTTGGGACTTATGAATACTAACACCATATGCTAACGTCAGTGTCGCAAAATTTTCTTTTTTATACTTAACTGTCTTTTCATCAAATTGAATCGTAATAGTAAAATCTTTGGGATCAATCTTAATGATTTTTCCAATATCGCCATTCACGATTCCATTTATATTGCTGTTTGAAGTTTCTAATACTTTGTCTCCCATATAAAACCTTTTTCCATATGTTTCAACATATTCTTTAGAATCTGGTGTTGCATAAGGATTGATCAAGTCTCGGATGACTGGATTTAAATATTCCGTTGATGTTAGGGCTACTTTTCCACTCCTGCTAAATTTTTTACGCAGTGGTGATAAGAGTTGTACGTCAGAATATTCTCGATTCTCATAATTCATCTCATAAATTTGAGGTATTTTTTTAGAGATTTCTTCTTCAATCATTTTATCATTTCCTTCGATACGAATTAGCTGAAAATCTCTCTCATTCCATATCATCTTTGGGTTTCCTTCATTGATCAGTTTTGCATTGATTGGAATCATAGAATTCTGACCTTGTCGGAAAATATGATCCAGAATTGTTGTAGGGATTACTTTGCTATCGATCATATCCGTAAACACCTGTCCAGGTTCAATGGATTGCAGCTGATCTTTATCTCCTACGAAAATCAAAGTCGCATCAGGTCTTACCTGCGTGAAGATATCTCTAAATAACTTGCATCCGATCATCGAAGATTCATCTACAATAACAACATCTTCATTGACCATACGATTTGCAACAAATTCATCGTCTAAGAAATATCCTAGTTTGCTATGAATCGTACCACCATTTTCATAGTGTGTCGCAGAGATCATTCGTTTTGTAGCACATCCTGTTGGTGCCATTAACAGTACCGATTTCCCACGTTTAAGAAAACACTTGATCATAATGTCTATGGTTAATGTTTTTCCTGTTCCTGGTCCTCCGGTTAGAATAGATAAGTTATAAATCTGAGATTTGATAACTGCTTCTTGCTGCTGCGAAGCTAACAGGATTTTTTCTTCTCTTGCCAGATCATTGATCTCTTCAATCATCTTGGCTCTTTCATCCTCAGATAAGATTTTTTCTCCTAATCTTTCTCGAATCATCTTATTAAGTAGCATTTCTGCATCATAATATTCTTGTAAAAAGAATTTTCCATCTTCATAAACGATAGATTCATCGACCAACTGACTTTTAAAATAATCCAATGCAAACATGATTGTTGCTTTTGGGACACTTTTATGCATTACATAATAAGTTTCATTAATCAGATCATTTTCATAAATAAAAGTATGTCCTTTATTTTTACATAATCTTGTAATCGCGGAATAAATCCCGCACCGGATTCTGATCGTATCATTTTTCTCTTCTTCGGATGGCTCGTGATTCATTTCTATATCTGCTAATGAAATTCCAGCTTTGTATAGATTATAAATATTTGCATCTAGCATTTCTGTAGCATCTTCTCCGAATGCTTTAAGAACTTTTCTGGCCTGACCTTTTTTTAGGTCATAAGTACCCATCAAATAACATAATCTTTCTTTTCTTTCCTCAGCTTTGATAAAGTTTCGCACAGCCATAAGTTTTATTCTTGGAATCGTTTCATGTTTAGGCGGTTCTTTTAAAACGTGAAAAGTATCCGTTCCAAAGGCATCCACAATAGCTTTTGCTGTCTTTTTCCCGATTCCAGGAACTTCATCTGCCAAAACTTCCTGAATGGCTTCTTTGGTTTCTGGCAGCAAGACTTTAAATCTTTCCGCATGAAACTGCAGGGATTTTCTTTTTTTATAGATATTTTCTTTCCATTCTCCATAAAAAATAATCTCTCGGTTCTTTTGTCTTGGAAGATCTCTTCCTAAAACCGTGAATATATCCTGTTTCCAAAGTGCCAATTTTGGTACCTCAGATATCGCATGATATCTTGCAATGGAATATGTACCATCATCTAATTCATTGATTTTCTTGTAAAAACTACAATGTACTTCTTGCATATTTTTTCCGTTACACCTAAGCATACTTATGATTGTAACGTTCTCCTTTCTTTAAATTTTCCTTTTTCAGAGAAAATCTTGGAGACTGTTTTTGTACAGTGCAAAATTTTTGATAAATATCCGGATACATTTCTGCCAATCTTTGTGAAGATTCTACATTGAATGTAACCTTAGGCTCTTTTTGTTCATAATTCAATGTGATTTTCTCATCATTGTGAACAATAATTCCTCGATCATAACGAGTATCATCCGCTCCCTTTAGGGAATTAATGAAACATGCTTTGATCCGATCTAATGACTGATCTATTACGTTCAGTTCTTGTTTTTTTACCTCTTTTTCCTCCATTAACATGTCATATTGTTCTAACAGACTTTTAAATGGGTCATAAGGTAATTCAATCGTTCCATCTACATATTTCTTTTCCTCTAATGCTTTAATAAGCAGGTTTGGATCTTTATCCTCAAACATACCCGGTTCTTCGTTGTTTTGAACATGCTGCCAAAATTCTTCCAGTTCTTCGATCATGATCTTTTCATATTTCATATCTCTTGTAACCTTTCGAATAATGACATCGTTCCGCGTGTTGCCGTAGATGGCGATCACGTATGCAACATCGATATCCATAACACACATATAATGCCTGACTTGGGCTTCATATTGGTATGGTAGTTTAGGATTTTCTTTCGTTCCATAATACTTTTTAGTAAAAGCATTAATTACCTTACATTCTAAAATAGCCATGCTGCCATCCGGCATCATGACTAATCCATCAAGATCAGCCAGCATAAATGGGTGGTCTGGATGCTGATACATGTATGGTAATTCGATAACTCTTAAGCCTGTTTTGAAAGAAAACATTCTCCGTGCATAAGGTTCCAATAATTGACCACATAATAATGTTTCCCAATTTTTTGGCTCCCTTTGAAAGCTGGACGTTTTTTCCCAAAACAACTCCAATGTCGATTTAAATTTGCCCTTTCCTCTTGCTGCTGCACTATCACTGCCTCCAATTCCTTCTTTTCTCCACTTTAGCCACTGATCCTTATTTTCTAAGGCATTTGCTTTTCGTAGATCATGGATTGGAATTGGTTTGTGTCCATCCATAATATTATTTCCTCCTTTCTGGATAGTAAAAAAAGGCACAAAAAAAACAGACATTAATATGTCTGTATATTTTTATGCCTTTCGCAATGAAATGTTCTATTAAATTTTTATATTTCTAAAAAAAGTCCTATTTATCCTGTTAAGGATGAGGAATCTAATAAAAATACAATATAATAATAACATAAATTTCTAATATCAGCAAGCATACAGAACAACTTATTTTTCGACTGCATGGACATAGGTTCGGTAGTCATGTCCTTCGTAACTACATGTCGCAAATGTATAAATCGGTTCATCTTTCTTCGGAATATTTTTTATGATTGATGATACACCATTTCTATTCTTAAGCTTAGTTATATAAGCATTTTTTTCCTCTTGATTTTTAAATGTAATTGGAATTGACGTGTCTGCCGTTTTAGCATAGGCAGAGAATGCTTTCAGATGATATGTTTTATCTGGTGTATATAATTCAATCGTATGCTTCCTTGCAAACTTCTCTTCTCGGAACTTAACCAGATCCGCAAACATACTTCCATTTCTCATATGGTGTCCATAAAACACATTATTGTCATTTAAGGCGAATTGTTTATTATCTTTGCTGTCAAGGAAGATGCATCCACCATATGTGTATTGCTTTTTAAAGTTTGTATGAAGATAAGATTGATTCGTTTTCCCTTGAACCACTGGATAATCAATGTTTGTTCCTTTTACATAAATCCAAGCAACAATATCGGAATTTATCTTTTTCAGTTTGTTCCAGTTAATATGTTTTCCTGTTTTTGTATCCTTTCTAATAGATTCATACGAACTGTTTAACTGTTGATCTTCCTGAAATCGTTCAAAAATTTTTAATCCAAAGTATCCAGCTGCCACCAGACATGCAATAATGATAATGTCTAAACTAAATTTCAGGATTTTCTTTCCCATCTTTAGGATCCCGCCTTTCTTTCGTTAATATCATAATGAAATGGTTTAGAAGGATCATCTCTATAGTAGAATGTGATCTGTTTCCCAATCCAGTATTTTGGACCACCCTCTTGAAGAAGAATTCCTCTTGTCTTTAATTCTAATCGTGGCAATAAAATCTCGTATGTTTTTTCATTATCTGTTTCTACAATGAAACTGCATTCTTCGGATATCAATCTTGGTGTGAGTACATCTGCCTTTGCTTTTTCTTTGTACCCTGTGATAACTCCTGTTACTTCTTCATATAGCTTATTCTGCTCTATAGCTCGTACATTAAATGTAAGATAGCTGAACCCGAATAAAACAAAGATCCCAATGATATTTAACCATATATCATTGAATGTAATTGCTGCAAATAATACAACAATTAAAATGGAAACTGCAAACAGAAAATTTTTGACATACAAAGATTTAAACTTTGATTTATTTATATCACTGAAAAATTTTTTTACTTTTCCCATAAACAAAGTCGGCAGATCTTATTAAATTAGATCTGCCTTCTCCTTTCCTGCCTTGTTTAGAATTCCTTATTCTGTTTAATGACATTTGTGATAACACCGACAGCTGTTTGCTTTTCTTCATTAATGTCATTAATTGCAAGTGTAACAATATCCCCAGGATATGC